ACAGTTGGGCCTGGACTGCTACGGCGTGGTCATTAACGGCGGTCGCCAGAACTGGTCCGGGGGCGGCGGGCACGGCCCCGGCCGCAAGTGGCCCCTGCTCTTCGCGGGTCTCATGCTCAATAACGCAGCCATCAAGGGGATCGGAGCCCTGGGGGGCGACCATCTGTATGCCACCGGCTATGGGCCGGGCAATCCGCCGCCGGATTATGTCTCCAGTGCCGAGGACGACCAGACGTTCTACATCGCACAAGCCGACGTGGACCGCAGCCACAGTGCCTCCTGGAATCCTAACTATGGCGGTGTCCCTGCCGTAGCAACGCCGTATGAGACAGGGAACATCGGCACGGCGGAATGGAGCACGCAGCACGCCTATTACCCGGAACAGTGCAATGCCTGGGGCGGTGCGCCCTACCGCTACGACGCCTGTGCTTTCATTGCGCCCATGCTGGCGGCCCTGATGATGACGGGCGGCAAGACGACCTGGAACCATAACGCCATGTTCGACTACGTAGATCGGCACCATACCTTGGCGGGGTCGGGCGGGGCTTGGGCCGGTCTGGTCTATCAATACAATACCGAGTTCACCAACAATATGTACAACGCCTACCGGGCGTCCTATTGACCTATGAGATATGGCGCAACCGAACTATCCTATTCTCGCCCTGGAACAGTTGCCCGACCAGGAGACGTTCCGCAAGGAACCCGCCTACGATCCCTGCGTGCGCCCGGAATTCGAGGGCGGGTCCGAGTCCGCCCGGTCGCGCCATACCCGCGTCCCGTGGCTGTGGACGTTCCACTACCGCAACCTGGATGGGGTGAGCGCGGAAATGATCTTCGAGTTCTGGCGCGACACCTGCCAGTTGGGGTCCGTGGTCTTTTCTTGGGTGGACCCTACCCGAAACACGGCCTATTTCGTGCGGTTCGCCGATGTTCCGAAGGAGCAGTTGGAAGCGGGCGGCAGCGGGGAATGGCGCGTGGACCTGTGCCTGCGCGAGGCCCTGGGGGACTTTATCGGGAACGGGGCGTTCTGGCTTACCGACCGGCAGAAATTGAAGGACACCGTAGCGCTGCTATTGTCTCCCTTAGAGATAGTCGCGACGGACGCCTCGTGCATGGCGGAACAGAGGTCCGTCGGTGTGGCCGCGAGCGTCATTCGCAGCGAAAGCGGGATGGTAATTACCAGCGAGGACGGGACACCTATCGAAAGTGAAGAGTAAGGGACAGCCTATGAAACGCATCGCCACAATAACCGCCGTGTTGGTCATTGTCTTAGCCGCCATTTGCGGGGCACAAAAGCTCTCGGAGATGACGAAAACCAACAGTCTTAGCGCGGATGATCTTACCTTGGTGACTGTCGATCCGAATGGTATTCCTCTGACGCGCGTTGTCACACTGGATGTTTTACGAAATTGGATCACTTCGGGACTTACAATTGGGGCCGACGTGCAAGGTTATGATTCCGACCTTACGATCTGGGCCGGTCTTACGCCGTCTGCTTTCTTCCAGACTCTTGTGGCACAGGCAACCGCCGCCGCCTTGTGCAGTGTCATCGGCATGGGGACGGAGGACAGTCCTCAATTCGCGGCGGTCAACATTGGCCATGCTACGGATACCACGATTACGCGACCAGGCGCGGGAGACATTGCTGTCGAGGGCAATACCATCTATCGTGCTGGTGGGACGGACATTCCCGTGACCGATGGCGGCACGGGCGCCTCTACCGTTTTGACAGCCAAGGCCAGTCTACACTTGGACCATGTAGTAGACGTGCGTGACTATGGGGCAGTAGGCAACGGTAGTACAGATGATGCGGCGGCCATTCAGGCGGCGGCACTCGCAGCACAAGCGGCCAAGTCTACCCTGTTCTTCCCTGCCGGCACCTACAAGATCACCGATGCGATCAACGTCGATGGCTTGCTCGTGCGCGGGTCCGGGATGGCGAATACGATCATAAAGCAGTATGGGGCGGCCTTTGCCTTTATCTGCGGCACGACCAGCGACTACGTGATCCTGGAGAACCTGGAGTTACAGGGCACGGCGACGGCGACGGGCGGGGCGGATTTCGGCAGTTCCAGCATCGGCCGCATGAGCAACTGCCGTGTCATCGGCTTCACCACGGGCATCGGGGTCAAGGTGGATACCTCCTTTCGCATGATGCTCGATCACGTATACGTCACAACCTGCGCTACGGGTCTCTATCTGGCGGACAACACGACTTTTCTGATGCAGCACTCTTATATCGACGAGTGTACAGTCCACGCCGTAGACACGGGTGGCATGTACGTGGAGGCGAGTTTTCACGACTGTTACTTCGAGAGCAACAGTGGCAATATCACGTTGGACTTTACCCCTCCGTCCAATGTGCGAGTGACCCTGGATACCTGTGGGTTTGAGGCCAACGGGGGTACGACAGCCAGTCCCGTCAATATCAACCACGATGGTATCTGGCCCCTGACAGCGGCGCACTGTAGTTTTAGCTCGTGGAGTGACACCTTTACCGGGACAGCTTCAGACATCAAGATTCGTGGTACTCTGACGACCGTGCGCAACTGCAAATTTATACAGAATGCTGCCGCTAGCCGGTATTTCCTGGACGTGCTGGGTTCTGGCATCCAAGTTATCCGGGAAGGGAACCAGTACCAGAGCAGCGGTGTAACGGCAGCCACACTCAATAGTGACTACTTGTACTACAGTGCCACCTACCCGGCCAACGTCTCAATCAATAATGACCAAATCTATGGCTCCGGCGGGTCTCTCATTATGTTGGGGATGGACACTATCAACGTCAACATAGGTGTCGATGGCGTGACGCGCGGCACATTGACCCTATGGGATGGCGCAAGTGGTAACACGCCGGGCTATATCAAGATTCACTCCCCCAACGGCACGTCTTGGTATTTATTTGTCGAAGACGATGGCACAGTAAAAGTACACAACGCAGTTCCGGCAGCCAACACGGATGGTAGTGCGGTAGGGGGGCAATCGTAGAATATTATGTCACAACCAGACTTTCCCATCTTTACCCCTGACCATAAGCCTGAAATGGAGACGTTCCGGAGGGAACCGGCCTATGCCCCTTATATCAACCCGGAATTTGAGAATGGCAGTGAGTCGTCCCGGTCCCGCCATACCCGTGTCCCTTGGCTGTGGACATTCCACTATCGGGGCCTGAGCACGGCCAACAAAGACACGATCATGGCGTTTTGGCGGGACACCTGCCTGTTGGGCTCGGTGGTTTTCCACTGGATCGACCCCAGCAGTAGCACGGCCTATTTCGTCCGCTTCGCCGCCCAGCCGAGCGAGCAACTGGAAGGGGACGGCACCGGCGACTGGCGGCTGGATATACAACTGAAACAGGCATTAGGGAGTTATACATAATGGTCCTGTCCAACCTTATCATGGCGGAGAAGGACAAGCTGTCCCAGCAGGGCGCCTGGACCTGGCTCTTGGCACTGACTCCGGCGGGCAGCGAAACAACCTACCACTACACCAACAACACCGAGTCTTTGGTCTACGCGGGCAACACCTATAACCCGATGCCGTTTCGGATCGAACCCATCGACAAATCGACGGACGGGCAGCTTCAGGTCTTTCAGGTGGTTGTGACGGACATCGGCCTGTCGCTCCAGTCGGTGCTGCGGGCCAACAACGGCCTGCGGAACGCTTCGGTGACGGTCACACAGGTGAACACGATGCTGCTAGGGGAGGACTTCTCCGAAGACAGCATGACGTTCCAGGTCTCGCACTGCCAGAACAAGTATTGCGACATCGTCTTCTACTGCGGCGTGCCGGGCTCCCTCAAACACCGGGTGCCGGAGGACGAATACTTCGCGCTTCAGTGCCGGTTGGACTTCCGCATTCCGGGCGGCGGCTACAGTTCGCGGTGCGGCTACGCGGCCCGGCTCCAAACGGTGACGGCGGTAGAGATACCCGGTCCCCCTTACGGGCGCTTGGCGGTGACAGTGCCGAACCACGGCTTTGTCACGGGGGAGACCATCGCCCTGTTCACCATCAACGGGATCACCCCCAGCCTGGCGGCGGATTGGATCATCGAGAAATACAACGACGACGTTTTCAAACTCAACGGCACGGACGGCAGTGACTACAGCGGCGGCTACACCGGCGGCGGCAAGGCCGGGTACGCCAAGTGTCCGCGCGTCTTGAACAAGTGCCGCACTTATCACGGTGGACAAGGATCGTCCTATGGCGGTATCGCAGCTTCAAGGTCGGATTCAGTCCGGCTTGCCCTATAACACGTTGCTGGGCGAATTTCTCGGCAAGCCCTTCCGGGCGGGGTCGGCCGGTCCCGACGCCTACGATTGCTACGGCCTATGCACGGCCTTCATGTCCCGGCTGGGCGTGGAGCTTCCGCTTATGCCCGGGCGCTGCCTGGAGCAGGCGGACGCCTGCCGCGCCGAGACGGTCCCCTACGGGATCAAGCTGGATTGGCCGCGTCCCTGGTCCGTCATTTCCCTGCGGCAGCATTTGGATGTCGCGACGCACTGCGGGATCGTCCTGCCGACGGACAACTTGTTCCTGCACGCGCAGCAAAAGAGCGGCGTGGTGGCGGAACCGTTGACGCACCGCTACTGGCAGCCGCGCATCGAAGGGTACTATTGGCCCAAGGGCATCGTGGAAATGATCGTCATGCAAAGTCCCATCGGGACGGAGCATTCCTGGGCGTTCTTCCGCGAGGGCCTGAGTTTGGCCGAAATGGTGGGCGCGGCCGATGGTGCGACGCTGCCGGTACGGCTCTTTGTGGACGGCAAGGAGATTGAGCGGGGGGCGTGGGCCGTCATGCGGCCGACGGCGCTCCAGCAGATTGTCCTGCGGCCCCAGTACGGCGGCGGGGACATCTGGCGTTCGATTGGCATGGTGGCCCTGGGCCTTGTCAGCTTTGGTCTCTTTACCGCCATCGGCCTGGCGGGCTTCGCCCTGACGGCAGCCATGGGCGGCACGATGCTGATGGGCGGCTACCTGATGAATTCGCTGTTCCCGCCGAAGAAACCCGACAACGGCAAGACGGACAGTGTCTACAACTGGAACGCGCAGACGGTACAGCGACAAGGTCCCATTGCCCGCATTTATGGCCGGGTAGGCGTCTACGGCAACGTCATCATGGCCTACGGGGATATCGTCAACACCTACGCGACCTACGACCAGTCCCTTGATTGGATTCGCAACCTGCGCGAACTCGGTCCCGTCAAGGTGACGGACAGTAAGCACAAATGGTACACCAAGATCGCCTTCTGTGACGGTCCCATCAAGGGCAAGGTATCCGGCACGGAGCGGATCAACGGCAAGCAATCGTCGGCCTACGAGGGCCTGTCCATCGAGCATAAGAAGGGATGGGACACGCAAACGGCCGCTTCTATCGCAGGGGACCGCGTCCAATATGACCCCATGCTGGAGATTGCCGACTATACCTTTGGGACGGAGGAGCCCAAGTCACAGACGTTCCTTTTTCCGGACATGGACATCGACCGGCTCGGCGTCATTGTCGGCTGCCCGCGCGGCTTGATCCACATGAAGAAGGACGGGGACAAGGAAGACTACTCCGTGGGTGTCAAGGTGGAGATTCGCCCGGCCGAGGGGGCCTGGTCCACCCTGGCGGACACCAAGATCACCGGCAAGACCACCAAGTGGATTCGGGAGAGCTTCTACAGCGACCAGACCTACGACGGCGGCGGCCCGGTGACGATCGCGCGGGGGACGCAGTACGAGGTCCGCGTCACGAAGACCACCAAGCTGGTGGCGGACACCTTCGCGGACGATTTGTACCTGGAGTCGGTGCAAGGCATCTATGACGACGGCTTCCGGTATCCCGGCCTAGCCTACGTGACGATCTCGGCCCTGGCGAGCGACAAAATCAGCGGCAGCCTGGAGTACTACGAAGTCCTGGAGGGCCGGATCGTCAACGTCTGGAACGGCACCAGTTGGGTGCTCCAGTACAGTGACAATCCGGCGTGGGTCTTTGTGGACTTAGTGACGCGGCCGGTGGTCAACGGGGACGGGGCCACGGTGCCCTACTGGGTAGAGTACTACCGGGGCCTGGACCCCAGTTGGATCGACGCCGACGCCTTCAAGGCCCTGGCGGATTGGTGTGACGAGATGGTGCCGGACGGCCGGGGCGGGACCGAGAAACGGTTTGTGTTCAACGGCATCCTGGAGGACGAGCAGGAGGCATGG